AATAAAATGAACGAAGAACGTAAAAAAATAGCAGAACAAGCTTTTGGTTTATTTAATTCAACAATAGCTAAACATGAATCGTTAGCTACTTATATATCAGTATATTTTAGAGATCTTGATAAAGATCATAGTGGTATTTTAGAAAATATTATGTTAGAAAATATTATTTTTATAAAAAACAATCTAAGTGAGATTGAAAAAATATTAAATGAAAAATATCAAAACTAGTTATAGAAAAGGTTTAGTGATGCTTTACCCGAGATCTATCGAGATGGAATATAAACGCAAACTTCTAATATATGTTAAAGACATAAAATTAGCTGTTCGTGATTATATTATAGGTAGCTCAAGTTTTGCATCATCTTATCAATTTGCAATTAGAAAAGATGATATTAATGATGACTTAGATAATATAATTAAGGCAATTTTAGCTTATGCATCCACAAAAGCATTTATGTTAATATCAAGTCTAAATTCTTTAGCAAATAAAATTAATATATTTAATCTTAATATATTTAAAAAGTTTATTAAATCAGTACCTGAAATAACAGATAAAATAAAAGAAGAAATCAAAATGTGGGTTTCTGAGAATATTGACTTAATTGTTAATATTCCAGTTCTCATGATGACCAAAATTAAAGATACAATACATAGTTCAGTACGTGAATCTGATAGTATGATGTCTTTAAAAGAAGGTTTAAGAGCTGTTGAAGTATCAACAGAAAAGAGAGCTAAATTTATAGCCAGAGATCAGGTCGGTAAACTAAACGGAAATATTGTTCGTCAAAGAAACCTAGGACTAGGTATCACTGAATATGAATGGTTGACAAGTAGAGATGAAAGAGTTCGCCATTCTCATAAAGTATTGCAAGGTAAGATCTGCTCATGGGATAACTTAGATATCTATAAGAATAAGTTTAACGATAAGAAATGGAATAAAAGGTCGTCTATTGGTGGGGTGCATATGCACCCAGAGGAAGACTATAATTGTCGCTGCACAAGCATTGCAATAATACCATCTTTTGTAGGTAGTGTATGAGTGAGAAACTAGCTAGGTTTGATAACCTAGTATTTCCAAAAATGACAAAAACTAAAGAAGGTTACTTAACAGGATCAGCTACTGTTACTAGATGTGGTGTCCTACCTTATATGGATGTGAAAGGTAACACAAGACATGAACTGAGACACGAGGACGATGTTTTTAAAACAGACAGTCTCTTAACAATGCTTATGAAACCTGTAACAAATGACCATCCTAACAATTTCGTTGATTCAGAGACAGCTAAAAAACATCAAGTAGGATTCACTGGTGAGAGATATGACCGATTAGGAGACGCTGTTGTGGTTAGCATGACCATAACAGATAAAGCTACTATTGATCTTATTGAAAAAGGTAAAAATCAAGTTTCGATGGGCTATAGCGCAAAATTAGTTCCTGAAAATGGCATTTACAAAGGACTTAAATATGATTTTCGCCAAACTGATATTGAATACAACCATATATCTATAGTGGGAGCTGGACGTGCTGGTGACAGCATAAGAATACGTATGGACGGAGCTTGTATTTTAAGCGACGTTCTACAAAATGAAGAAACCATAATTAAAAAGGATAATTTTATGACAAATGAAATAGAACAAGCTCGTTTTGATGCTCTAGAAAGCAAAAAAGACGCTCTTGAAAAAGATAATGAGCTTTTGAAAACTAGGTTAGATTCAGCTACGGCTAAACTAGCTAACGTTGAAACAGCTTATAATACACTTAAAAAAGACCACGACTTAGAAAAAGCTAAAAAGACAGATTCAGTTATTAGAGACGCTGTTAATAATAAAGTTGCTGTATTAGTTCAAGCAGCCCCGTATCTTGGTGATATGAGAGCCTACTTTGATCATTCAGTACGTGAAATTCAAATTGACGCTATCAATTCTAAACGCACAGATAAAATAGATTTCACAGATAAAGACGATAGTTTTGTTAGTGGTTTATTCTCAGCTCTCGTTGATACTAACGAAGCTAAACGTGCAGATTCTAAAACAGCTTTTAGCGTTCTTAAAAACCATTTTGACATGTCACAAGAAAGCTCTTTAAGTGATAAGATGGTTGCAACATTACAGAACGACTACTATGCAAATCGTTTAAAAACAACAAATAATGTAGGTAAATAATATGGCTCAAACATCATTTCAATTATACTCAGATAAATGGGCTGTTGGTCAAATAGCAGATAATTCATTGAATCAAATAGACTCTTTTATAGCTAGCACAAAAATTCCGTTTGGAGGTGTTGTTACAAGAACAATTACAAATAACGTTATTAGTCAAAACAAAATTTCATGGGTTTCAACAGCATTGCCAGCAGCAGGTTCTGTTATAGGTATTGCAATAAGACGTGAAATGGAAGTTACAGGTCAATATGAAATAGGACATCAAGTTGATGTTTTAAGACTTGGTAGAATAATTGTTATAGTACCAGAAGACAGTAATGCTAAAGTAAATGATTCAGCTTACACATATGCTGATGGGGCAATAAACAATAATTCTGACAATGGTAGATTGATAGGTAGGTTTTTATCAGATGCAAAAGCAGAAACAATGCTTATAGACGGCGTGTCAAAAAGTGTAAAATTAGCTGAATTGCAAGTTAATCTATTAGAAAACAAATAATTAAATCCTAGTAACTACGGACGTCGGCAAACAGAAGGTAGTTACTAGCTTAATTTTTAAAACATTTAAAAGGTAATAAAAATATGACTTTACAATACAATACAGGCGGTGTTCCGTCAATGGTTTTTAGGAGCGATTCTGTTCTTAATGGAGGTGGTCGTTCTCGTAGAAACGATGCAAATGGTATGGGAGCTGTTGACGTAGCTTTTTTTGCCAATCAATTACAAGGATATGATGAGAGAGCTTTTAAAATAATTAAAGGTGATCTTATTGCCATGGATTTATTCCCAGTTAAGTTGGTAGATAGAGGAATGGCTACGTATTCTTATCAAATGTATAATTCAACTGGTACAGCTGAATATAACACATCTAAAGCTAAAAATGCACCTTTAGTAAATACTTCAGCTGCTTTAACATCAACTAATATTGCTACGTTAACTGTTGCATATGAGTTTACTGTTGAAGATATGGAAGCTAGCCAGTTTGCTAATTCAAGACCAAATTTACCTAACTATGACCCTATTACAGCATTACGCGATCAGTGCTTAAGAGCTTGTATGGAGAGAATGGATGCTACTGTATTCCACGGTTATTCTGATTTAAATCTCAACGGGTTCATCAACAATCCAGCTATAACCAATACTAAAGATGTTGCTGTAGCTTGGAAAGCAGCAACACCAGAGCAAATATTACTTGATTTACAAGATGCGTACCAAAGTTCTTATGTTAATACCTTAAACAAAATCAAACCTGACACTTGTGTCATGGCACTTGCTTTGTTTAATCAGATTCAAAATCAAATATTCAATACGTATTCTGGTCAAACAATTTTACAAGTATTTGAAGGACAAACTAATATTAGAGTTGTTCCTGCTGCTGAACTTAATAAAGCTTTCAACATCGTAAATGGTTCTGGTAGAGATGGTTTCTTCATGTTCAAAAATGACCCTATGTGTATTGAGCATGTAGTATCTATCATGTTTGAACAAGATGCACCTATTAGAAAAGAGTCAGGTTTTGCTTACACTGTTCCTTGTAGAGCAAGACACGCTGGTCTTGTTATTAGACAACCTTTGACATGTTCTATTAGAAAGCAACCACAAGCTCAAGGTAATTCACTTAATATTGATACAAACAGTTCTAAACAAAATAAATTTGATAAAAAAACTGAAGAAAAATAAAATAGTTAAAAAATAAATGGACATCTTAACACGCTTATTAGCTATTGCACCAGAGTTTGCTAGTCGCCCACAAACAGAGTTACAGAACTATATCGCAATAGCTAGTGAACATGTTTTGTATAAATATTTATCTGATATTCAGAAAGACACTTTAATAGCTTATTTAGCTGCCCATCTAGCAACACTTGCTCTTAAAAGACAAGGTGCTAGTGGGGCAGTTAGCAATGTTGTTGAAGGTAAGTTGTCATTAACATATAGAACAACTATTTCAACAATGAAAGATACTTACGATTTAACAGACTATGGTCAACAATTCAAAGCCTTAGTTAATAGTTATATCATACCACAGCAGAGAAGTTATGTCAGCTATCGTCAACGATAAGGGATTCAATAAGATAATTGAGAACTTAGAGAGACTAGCTAGAACTGAACTAACTGTTGGAATATTTGAAGGTAGCGTAAATAGAGATGGGATTGAAATAGCTCCCTACGCTTATCGAAATGAATTCGGACTTGGAGTTCCACAGCGTTCTTTTATGAGATCTACTTATGAAGAGAAGAACGGATGGAAGAACGGAATAGAGCAAGTTTACGATGAAGTAATACAAGGTCGAAGTGTTGAGAGCGCAGTTGGTATGTTAGGTGAGATAGTTACTAATGATATTAAAACAAAGATTAGTAATAATATACCACCACCAAACGCAATTGAAACAGTTCGTAGAAAAGGTAGTAGTAAAACACTTATTGATACTGGTGCAATGCGACAATCTGTTAGACCTGTAATTACAACGAGGTAGTGTGTTTGACGTATTTAGGAGACAACTAACTGTTAGAAGTAGTCCTGGAATATATGGTGAAGATGGCATATGGGTAAATTTACCTTATGTACAAAGTACCATAATAGCTAGTGTTCAGTCAGTAGATGACGATGTTCTTGCTACGTTACAAGAGGGTTATAGAACAAGAGATAACTTTTTACTTATTACAGATACGTTCTTAAAGTTAGCTGTACCAAATGAGAGTAGGGCAGATGTAGTTTTAATAGACGGGTTTTGGTATCAAGTTGTTAAAGTTAAAACTTGGAAAAATACATGGCAGGAAACCAAGCATTGCGAAGCTATTGTTATAAAGATGGATGATGACGATGTTAATTAGCGAAGCTTATTTTTTATTGCAGAAATTCTGCGTACAAGCTTTGAACGATCCGTTGATAAAAGTAACAGAAGGTGGTCAATTTTCACCAAGACCAAAGAAACCTTGTGTAGTTATCAAAATTGATAATTGCAAGGAAGTATCTGCATTTAGTCAATTTGTAGATAGTGAAGGTTTAAAAACCTACGATATTTTAAAAACTATTGATGTGACGTTTACAGCATATTCAGACAAGGATTTAGCAGCTGATGATATTCTTTGTACTATTTATAATATGTTTTTCACAGAACTTACATTTGATATTTTTGGACGTGATTTAGCTCTTTTAAAGAAAATAACAGATATCAAATGTGAATCTGTGGAAGTGGCTAGCAAAATAGAAGATAGAGCAATGATGGAGCTAAGATTTAATATAGTCCAGACTGCTAAACATAATACTGGTCTAATAGAACACGTTGAAGTTCACGATCAGATAAACAACGAAGTCTACACGATAGATATTTAAATTAACAATAAAAAGAGGAATGAATGAGTTTAATAGATGAGATTGCTAGAGTAAATATTACAATGGCAGATCTTGGTGTTACCACAGCATCTTACGATACTATGTTGATAATAGGTAGTTCTAATACGTTAAAACAGCCATTTAAAAGAGTAGTAACGTATGGAAGTTTAAGTGCTGTTGCAGCTGATTTTGCAGCTAACACACCTGAATATGAAGCTGCAAGTGCTGCTTTTAGCCAAGTTATTCAACCTGTTAGAATTAAGATAGGTCAATTAGCAACTGTTGAAAACGTACTTGAAACTTACAACGTAGCTTATAATGCAATTAAACTTGTTGATAATGCTTGGTATGGAGTAGTTATTACATCAAGACTAGAAGCAGATCAATTGCTTATTGCTAATGCAACGGCAGCAGATAATAAGATATTTGGCATATCATCAGCTGATACAAATTGTTTAGTTAGTACAGATGAAACTAATATAGCTTACAAATTATTTGCTCTTAAAAGCGATAGAAACTTTTGTATATATTCAAGTGCAGCTGCAACTAAATATCCAGAAGCTGCTTGGTTCGGTTTAATGTTAAGTTATCAACCAGGTAGTGCTAATTGGGCACACAGACAAATTCAAAATATACAAGGCGATAGTTTAAGTGATGAAGCTAGAACAACATTAGAAGCTATTAAATGTAATTTTATAGCATCTTTTGCGGGTCGCAATATTGCATTTTGGGGAACAGCAGCAAGTGGTCAA